AATGAAGACGTGGTTAAACACTTCAATTGCGGCACCATTAGAAGCACAGCAGAATACGTTTAAAAACGAAGTTGTTGTTCGTACAAACGAGGCAATGACTGCTGTAGAGACCTACATCAATAACGAAGTCAAAGCATTCGTAAACGATATCTTTATTCCATGGGCGAATAACTCTGGCGTTATCATGAGTGATAATGCTAACTTACTGGAAACGAATATTTCTACGACATTAGGTACTTTAATGTCAGATTATTCAATCCATGTTCAAGGGCAAGATGCAATCATTGCACAAGCATTGATTGATTTTGAAACTTCTCTTGCACAGTTTACTACTGGTGCAACAGATTCTGGTTACTCAGTCCATCAAACTAATCAGTTAATTGCTGAATTGGTAATGACGAATAGTATTGCATTAGAAGATTATGAATTTGATGCAACTGGTAAATTCATCATTAGTGCTACTGAAGGTTTATTTACTACTCACCACATTAACTACAATAAAACTGGAATGATTGATTCGTTCGGTGAAGAATTGCAGATTGCTGGTGAAGTAAGACCATTCGTTAATCACAATGTATTAATAGAAGATCCTGTCACTGGCGCAATCGGCATTGACCAAGTAAAAGCATATTCTTTTTCAACTATTGAGGCAACTGACGGAACTAGAACGTTTAGAGCAACTGGTCACGAAGCAGACGGTTCTGCCGCTGTTGATTTGACTATTCTAAACAACACTTCAATTCCTGACACTGACAATCCTGAAATCACTCTTACTCGTGGTACTCAATATGTAATGATGTTTGACGGCATCACAGTTGGTGACTATGTTTCGGTTTATGATGTTGCAGGCGACTTGTATACGAACGGAACATCTCTCCAGTATGCTGTAGATGGTGATTCAATCTTATTTAAACCATTTGCTTCTTATTGTCGTGACGGCATTAGTGAAGTGACTGGACATGGTGTCACAGCAAGCATGAATGCTTCTTTCGTAGAACATGAAAGTGGCGGTGGTACTGGCGAAAATCCAATAGCATGTGAGCAATATTTTGACTCATCGGTTACTATTCTTGATGATTTTTCTCGTACTTACGGAGGAATCACTGGCGAAACATATGACAGCGCATTATTCGATGGAATGATTTATGACGTATTCATCTCTGATGATGGCGGTTTCGTAGATACATTCGCATACACAATTGACCATAACGGAAAACTCGGAACTGGCGCTATTGTTAATGCAGTCTATGATGATGGTTGTTCTGATGTCACTGTTGATATTAATGCAGAAACAGAAGCACCTATCACTGGTCTGGGTTACTCAAGAAACACTCAAGTCCGTATCGTTGATGTTGATGACGTATTGACTCAAGCAGAAGGAACTATTGTTCTAGGGCAAGGATCAGTCAGTGAGATTGGAATATCTGATCCTGGCGCATCATATACTGGTTATTGGGAAGTCATTCTTGCTGATATCGGTGGCGCGGCAGCACATGAACATACAGTTCAATTAACTCAAGAAGAAGTAAATCAAATCAAATCTGGCCTTCCAGTAACTAAAACGACTGTTGAAGCAGGACATACGCATGACGTAGTATTAGAATGGAACACGTTCATCTCCGAATTTAAATTCGTTGCTGATTCTACTTCTGGATTCTATGCAACTGGTGACCATGACCACGGAATGTTGACTGGTGGGCATGTTGTCAACCCAACAATTCAAGTAGTCATTACTGGTGCTGGTGCTGGTGCAACTGCATATCCAGTCTTATCTGTAACCGACCAAATTGAGTCTATTGTAGTGACTGACGGCGGAATCGGATATACGACTATCCCTACAGTTATTCTAGTGGGCGGAACTCCTGATACTCCTGCAAACTTGACAGCAAGCACATCGGTAGATGTAATTCAATCAATTAACGTTAGTAACCCAGGTGCTGGTTATGTAGATACATCGCCAGAAGTTATTGCAATTGCCCTTCAGAACAATAATTTTGTTCCGAATCAATGGACTGCAAAAGTTGGCGACACAATTCGTTTCACTAACACTGACCTTGCTGGTCACACAGTAGAAAATAATGAAGGTGCTTTCTTATCTCCTAACATTCCTCAGAATGGAGTATGGGATTATATAATCACTAAAGACACTGAACTAACTGACTTATATAATATGTCTGGTTCTGGTATGGGTAGTGCATCTATGTGGGTTCGTGAGAACACAGTATATGTTGATGTATTATCAAGTACTGGCGGTGGTTGTAGAGCAAAGGGTTCTATTGATGCATCAGGCGCATTAATTAACGTTGCAATTATTGAACGTGGTTCTAACTACAGTCTAGAAAATGACACAGTTCGTATTCTTGATGTATCAGGACCAGGTGAAGGCGCATATGCGACTGCTACTGTTTCTAGAAAAGTCCCAGAAGTATTCATAAGTGCTGTTGGTTCAGACTACTCTCAAGACACTAGAGCACTTGTATTAGATCCAACTGGTTATACTGATCCAGTCTCTGGAATTAAGACATTTGGTTATGGTGCTAAAATAAGTTTAGCAATTCATGCTGCCGATAATTGTACTGATACTAATTTCAAAACAGAAGCAGAATGTGTAACATATACTTGTACTGGTGATACTTCAATAACAGATGAAACTATATGTGAAACTGTTGTTTGTATCGGTGGTGTACCGGGTGCTGGTGGGGTTGCAACTGACCAAGTTGCTTGTGAAGATGCAACTTACGGCGGGACTTGGGCAGCACCGGGTCTTTGGACAATCAACGGTGTTTGGAATATCGAAGGAACAATATCAACTGCTTCTATGAGTGCAGTGGGTTCTGGATATGAAGACGTTGATTTCTTAATTGTTGACCCAACTGGACAAGGTTCAGGTGGAGTATTAACTAACTCTAATGCTGTTAAACCAGTAGGTTCTACTATTGACAACTTCAACTTCTCTAATAGAGGAACTGGATATGTTAATCCAACTCCACTTATTACTGACGCTGGCGGGACTTGGGGCAACTCAACTACAATCGGTTCTGGATTCTCTGGTACTGCTACATTAAACAATGGTATTGGTGATGTTGTAATTACTGAAGATTGGCAAGATTATGTCGCTGGCGGAGCAAGATTTACTGTTGTAGATACTGATCCAAACCCAACTGGTTTTGGAGCAACAGGAACAATTGAATTGAACTCTGGAGGTTCGGTATCTAACATTACTATTATAAATGCTGGATCTGCTTATAAGTCTCCGGTCATTACGATTGATGGCCCAGTCATGTACCCGGGTTCTGGTATTAATAATGTTGACACTGATATTGCACTATACGGACCAAAAGGAAATCATGTAAGTTCTCCATATGGCGACGGCGCTTCTATTCTTACTAATTATAAGAATGGCGTGATGGTACAATGGTCTAACGAAAACGGACATACTTTAAATGACTCTTGGAGTTTCAAACTTCAAACATGGGTCGAAGGAACACCTGACAACTTGGTATATAAGACCTACCAAGCAGACGGGAATATGATTAACACTTCTGGTGTTATTGCGTTGAAAGATGTTTGGGATAATGCATAATAAATAGGTCTCAGGAAGAATGGGTTTGTATAAATAATATTATACAGACTCATTTACAACATTATTAATTATTAATAGGATAAATTAATGGATATTTTAACACTTGGTCAGATAAAAAAACTGGAAAGTGACGTGGATCAAACCACTGCGGCACTTGCCCATCTAATCGTGACCAGATTAGACGAACAGGATGCGAAAGTCGATGGTCAAATGCTCATCGCGGCAAACCTGGCGGGAACGTCTTCGGGCGAAGTTACAACTTTAAGCGCGTTGGTAACGCAATCGTTGACAGATATGAATACCGATCTCGGTGGTCAGATTACAACGATTTCATCAGATACAGCATCTTCTCTCGCGGCGATGACGACTACAGTTTCCGACTGTATGACTTGCATCACGCAAGATGTCGATACGGCAATTGCTGGTGTCAGTTCAGGTTGTGCTGGCGATTTCTTAATTAGAAATACGAATCACTGGTCAGTAACGAATGGTGGTTGTCACTTAAACTGGACAGTGCCAACCGGCGTACAATCAATTACATTTACTGTAGTTGGCGGTGGCGGTCCGGGTGCGTCACCTGGTCATGACCATGACGTACCTCGTGGCGGTTGGGGCGGAAACACTTCTGTCAAAACGCTTTATGCGAGTGCGGGTCACTTTACTGCGGGCAGCACAACATATGATTTATGTGCCGGCGGAACAAGTTCATGTTCTTGTTGTGCTCATTGTCAACCATGTAGAACTGGTTGTACTTCATATGTAAACGGTTCGAACCTTGCTAACTTCTGTGCAACTGGCGGAGAAGGTGGTAACACAGCATGGGATAAGATGAGTAGTTGTTATGACTGTTCTATTGATTCACAGTGTCTTGTGGGTCATATAATTTCCGGTGGTTGGGGATCATGTCAATCATGTACTCCTGGTTACTTCGGCGGCGACTACGGTTTCACTGGAACTGATGGCGGGTTAAAAGTACAATACTCTTGCTGTAATGAGCAAAGTTCTTATCGTGGTTCACCGACTGGTCCTTATACGGCATCTGGCGGCGCACATGATTCTAACTATTGTACCACAACCGGTATGGGTTGTTGTCGCGGACATGCAATGTTCCCAGGTGGTGGCGGTCCAGCAGGATGGTCTTGGGGTTCTGGATGTTGGGGCGGATTCGGTGCTGGCGGTTTAGTTCATGTTAAGTACGCATAATCAATTCATATAGGAGAATATAAAATGGCGACAATTAAAAGAACGGTGACGTATGCACTTCCTAATGAATGGCATGGCACTGATATTTCAGAAGGTAAAACTTCTACGCAGGAATATAACGGTCCTGCAGAGTTAGTGATTTATTTTGATAATGAATCACATAGAATAATGGAAGTTCAAGATGCAGATAATCGCACAGAAACTCCAGTTCCAGCAGATATGTACGAAGCAGTTCTGAACTGTGATGGTTCAGACGAAGATTGTATCCGATGCATTATGGTTGGCCCATGGTCAGTCACGAATCAGAAGTTATATGAAGTTTCTGTAGGTCCTGCAGACCAACCAAACAGAGTTATTCGTGATCCACATCATGTGTATTCTGTGTTTGACCAAAACTCTGTAGTTCATGGATATGACGGATCAAACTGGAGTGCTTTGACTTATGACACGGGTGTTAGTGGAGATGACTACGGTCAGACTGCTGAAGTCAACACTGGTCGTGATAATTTCACATTCGATATGGTACGCGATGCGAGAAATGACCAACTGGCAGCATCTGATAATGCGACAAGTGAAGATATGGTTGCAAGTGTTAAAGACCCTATCATCAAGTGGAGACAGGAGTTGCGTGATATGCCTGCTGATTGGGCAGGAGTTCCGCCTGAGTTAGTAGTTATGCCGGCAGAACCTAATACGCAAGGTCATGGGGCAGAATTTCTTGGACAGGGCGCACCTGACTTTGATAAAGATGTAACTAGGATTGCTGATAGAACTGCTGAAGATGAAGCAGTAATTGCGGCACAATTTGCGAATGTTCCTGTGAGTTAATTAATTCACTTTTTCGCAATATAAGAAAAGCACTCTTCGGAGTGCTTTTTTTTTGCTTATAAATAAATGTAAGAAAGACTTGACATCCTATATGATTTAGTGTATAATAGTCATCATGTTTATAAAATTAATAATTGAAGTGAGGAAATTATGAGTAAAGAGACGGGTCGCTCTAAAGCGTTTTTCATCAATGGTGGTGCAGGTAGAGTTCTATGCTCTATTCCAGCATTCGAAAGATACGAAAAAGAATCTGGTGATGATGATTTTATTATCGTTGCAGAAGCAGGGTTAGATTACTTTAGAGGTCATAAGACTCTACATAAAAGAGCATATGACAACTGGCATAAAGGTCTTTTTGAAAGTAAATTAAAGAACCGTGATATGATTTCTCTTGAACCCTATCGTATCTGGGAATACTATAATCAGAAAGCAACCCTTACCGAAGCATTTGATATTGAGATTAATGGTAATCTAAGCACATCACTCTCTTCCACTTCAATAAATTTAAATAAATCAGAAACTATTGAGGGATTTCAACTCATCCAACAAGCAAAAGAAGCAACTGGTAAGAGTAAATCTTTAGTCATTCAACCATTCGGACGTACTACAGTCCAAAATGCTCCATTCACGTTTGATCCAACATCTCGTTCATTTGAATTGGGCAATATCGTTGATATTATCCAAACTCTAAGAAAAGAGTATGCAATCATTTTAATGTCTGAATTGCAAATTGAACTCCCTACGGACAATGATAATCTACTAATTGCTCCCGAAGTCAAAGACATGAGACTGTGGGCATCAATTATTTCATCTGCTGACCACTTCCTCGGTTGCGATTCTCTAGGTCAACATATTGCTAAAGCAGTAGGAACGACTGCTACGGTTGTCGTTGGTTCTACCTTTCCAGAAAATATCACATATTTAAACGACAAATTGTTTGATATCATTGATGCTGGAAAAGAAACAAGAGTATATGCACCTATCAGAGCAACAAACGAAGACGAAGCAGATAGAATTAATAATGGATGTATGGAACTAAGTGCCGCGCAGACGAAAGAGGTTATTTCATCAATACGAAAGCGTATGGGCAAATCAGAAATAAAGAAAGTAGAAGTGCAACAACCCCAGGAACATAATGCGGCAACTTGCACTAATCCAAACCATAACCATAACGTGAGTGCTAATAAACAGAATAAAAAGAAAGGGAGAAAATAAATTATGAGTGATATTTGGATTGCGGGCATTGCTCGTGGACATAACGCAGGTGTATGTCTATTAAAGAATGGTGAGATTGTATTCTCTATCGAAGAAGAACGATTGACTAGAAAAAAATATGATGGTGCACCGTTAGCATCTATGGTCAAGATTCTTGATTATACTGATAAATTAGATTATCTGATGATTTCTCATACTCAACCAGAAACGAATGAACTTGAATTCTGTCGGGATGGTGTTTATTATGGTTTAGCAAGAAAGTTGAAACTAATTGACGATAAAAAACAGGTGATTGACTTAGATGCAATGCACCACAAAATGCATGCTTCCTGTGCATTCTATCGTTCTGGTTTTGATGAAGCAGTTGCATTAATTGTTGACGGTGCTGGTACATATATTCCCATGAATATAAATGGCGAGGAAACTATGACATGGGAACTAGAATCAATTATTGATTGTGGATATCCTGCGACATTCCAGACACTATACAAGCACCAAGCATCACGCGGCCCGCATAAGTCTATGTTAGATAAAATGGCAACTGAGCAAGATCCGCAGGGATTTGAGTTATTTCTTGACGACTCTGCAGGCATTGTCAAAGCATATGAGGGGGTAACAATGTACTGTGGTTGGGAACCTATTGAAGCAGGGAAGACGATGGGTTTATTCCCTTATGGAGAACCCAATGACCGTATACCCGCCATCTTTACTGATGAAGATGGGATGTCTAAATGGAAAACAACTAATCGCTCATTAATCATTCCTACATATCCCAATGGGTCACATGTTAATTCAGAAAGATATGATGAGTTGAGCGTTGACTTCGGAGAAAATGATGATGTGACATTACTTCAGAATAGACGCGATATGGCATATGCCGTACAGACAGGAAGTCAGTCAATGGTTCTTGATTTGATCCGCAAAGCAGTTAAGATTAGCGGTAAGAATAATGTAGTTCTTTCTGGTGGTTACGGACTGAATTGTGTAGCAAATTATTGGTACTTGAATGAGTTAAAAGACGAAGATATCAACATCTATGTAGAACCAATCAGTAATGATGCTGGGACTGCTATGGGTGCCGCGCTACTTGGACACCATACATTTTATCCAGATACACCCAAGCGCGAATTCGCAGAATCCCTTTATCTTGGTCCTACTTATGAATACTCTAGAGATGATATTGATGCAGTCGTGGAGAAATATGATGGTGAAGTAATTCCTGGTAGTGATGCAGAAGATGCAGTGAAGTTGATTCTTGGCGGTAAT